ATTACACAAAAGACAAAGCGACTGCTTCACATCTACAGGCACAGAAATTCTTTATGGTGGAGCGGCGGGCGGTGGTAAATCTCACGCGATGAGAATAATTGCAATATTCTACGCTTTAAGTGTTGCTAATATTCAAATTTATTTATTTCGTAGATTGAGCGAAGATCTTAAAAAGAATCATCTAGACGGCTCTAGCGGGTTTACTAGCTTGCTAGCAGAATATATTGAGAGCGGTTTTTGTAGAATAAATGCAAGCACTGCTCAAATTATCTTTAAAAACGGGTCTAAAATAAATTTGTGCCATTGCCAGTATGATAAAGATGTTTTAAAATATCAGGGCGTCGAAATAAACCTACTCTTGATTGATGAATTAACACATTTTAGCGAATACATTTATAAATTTTTAAGGTCTAGGGTTAGACTCGGCGGTCTAGTTATTCCAAAAAATTTAAAGCAATCATTGCCAAAAATCATTTGCTCAAGCAACCCGGGCGGGGTCGGGCATGAGTTTGTTAAATCTTACTTTATTGAAAATAAAGAGCCGATGAAGCTTTATAGAATGCAAAAAGAGGAAGGTGGAATGCTTAGGCAATTCATACCCGCTAAGCTCTCAGACAATCCAACAATGACTGAGAATGATCCCTTATATGCTGAAAAACTTTTAGGACTTGGTGGAGCATTAGCAAAAGCAATGTTAGAAGGTGATTGGGACGCAATAGAGGGAGCTTATTTTGATAACTTTGATAAAACTAAACATATTATTGAGCCCTTCTTTATTCCTCCGGAATGGTTTAAAATCAGAGCGTATGATTGGGGTTATTCTAAACCTTTTTGCGTGCTTTGGGGTGCAGTGTCCGATGGCTCACTTGTTGATTGCGGAGGAATAAAACGAGTATTTCCAAGAGGCTCAATTATTATTTACAGGGAGTTTTATGGATACACTGGTAAAGCTAACGAAGGCTTAAAAATGCACGCTAGCGATATTGCTAAAAATATCAAAGAGATGCAACAAGGTGAAAAAATGAATGACATGGTTGCTGATCCAGCAATTTTTGATGTTTCAAGCGGTGAGTCAATAGCTGATCAAATGGTAAAGGATAAAATACATTGGCGACCAGCGGATAATAAGCGAATAGCGGGTTGGCAACAAATAAGAGCAAGATTTAACGGAGAAGATGGAAAACCTTTATTATATTTTGTAAACACTTGTAAAAATTTAATTAGAACACTACCCCTGATGCAATATGATAAATCTAGACCTGAGGATTTAGATAGCGATATGGAAGATCATGCAGTCGACACTTTAAGGTATCTCTGTATGTCACGCCCAATTGTTATTGAAACTCCCAAAACACAATTAGCACTTGAGGAACAATGGTATAGAGATTTTAATCCTAAGAATTATGCCTCAAATAGAAAATAATTGTTGACAAATAAAAAATTTTATAAAAAATATAAAGTGAGGCTTGCATGCGTCGTTTCAAAATAAAATATTATTTAATAAATGCAAGCCAATATCCAAGTTGAAAATAAAAAAGATTTAACACACTCAAAAGGAGATGCTGGATTGGTTGAAATTTGGACAAAAGAAATTGAAAATGCGGATAGATACGAAAAAAAATGGCGTGATGAAGCTGACGCTAATTTTACAATTTACAATAACGAAGGTCAAAGCGAAGATAGATACAATGTTTTTTGGTCAAACACTCAAACATTACGCCCGCTTTTATTTTCAAGACTTCCAAAAGCAAATATTACTCAAAGATTTTTAGATTCCAACGAAACAAATCGTGTTGCGTCTGAGATGATGGAGCGTTCAATTGATTTATATTTGAAAGACTCTGATGCTGAAACTGTTATTAGCAAATGTCGGGATGATTTTTTAATTGGTGGTCGTGGCGTAGCTCGTGTTTGTTATGATCCTGAAAATGAAGTTAAATTAGAAGATGGAACAATAGAAATGGATCCATCTGAAAAGAAATGCAGAATTGAATATGTCGATTGGAAAGACTTTAGAATGTCAACGGATAAAGAATGGTGCAATGTCCAATGGATAGCCTTTAGACATTATAAAAATCGTGATGAATTAATTGAAGATTTTGGCGAAAAAAAAGCTGATGCGGTTCAATTAAATGCTACCAGATTGACAGATATTAAAAACAGAAATGAAAGTAATGAATTATTTAAAATGGCTGAAGTCTGGGAAGTCTGGGACAAAGAAAGTAAATCGGTTTTATTTCTCACTCTTGGCGGTGGTGGAGTTTTATTATCAAATGAAGAAGACCCATATAACTTAAAAGACTTTTTTCCAATTGCTTCCCCTCTTGGCTCTAATTCAAACCCTGTTGATTTAAGACCAATTCCACTTTATAGGCAATATAAAACACAAGCTGAAGAGCTTAATGTTATTGATACCCGCATTCGCTCACTAGTTGAGCAATGTAAAGTAACGGGTATCTATTCATCTATTGCTGAAGGATCTGACATGGAAGCCTTATTTAATGGTAATGATGGCTCTTTTACTCCTATGCGTTCAACAGGAAATCAAAAAGTTCAAGACTTAGTAATGTTTAAACCTTTAGGTGAAATTATTGGAACTATTGGGCAATTAAATGATAGAAAAGATCGTGTTATTTTTTCAATTAGAGATATTACAGGAATTAGTGATATTGTAAGGGGTGTAACTACTGCCTCAGAAACCGCAACAGCTCAACAATTAAAAGGTAATTTTGCAATTTCTCGTATTCAACCGCTACAAAAAGAATTAGAGTTTTGGGTTAGGGATTTAATTCGCTTACTTTGTGAGTTAACAGTCGAAAATTATAGTGTAAAAGAATTAGCTGAGATGACTCAACTTAAAATTGTTGACATTAAAACAATTGCAGAAGTTGAAAAAGCTAAATTAGATGGATTGTTAAACGAAGCTAAAAGATTAACTGACCCTAACAATCCTGATGAAGTTGCTAGATTACAGCAATTGAATGAACAAGCTAAAGAGCAGTTCAAAAAAACAATAAAAAAGCCTATTGAGGATTTAAAAGGTTATGCTATTACACCAGAACAAATTCCGGAAATAGAAAAGTTAATAAAAAATGATAAATTAAGAACTTTTGCAATTGATGTTGAAACTGATTCAACTATTAAAATTGATCAACAACAAGAGAAAGCTGATCGAATTGAATATATTCGTTCAATTAGTGAATTTTCTAATTCATTTTTTCCAATGGTTCAAGCTGGAATTATTACACCAGATGCTTTCAAGCAATTTATGTTGTTTATTTCTAAGCCATTCAAAGTTGGAAGAATGGTTGAAGAATCTTTGGTTAATCAAGAAGAGCAAGAACCAAAAGGACCAAGTGCCGAAGAAATGCTGACTCAAGCTGAAATCCAAATTAAACAACAAGAATTGCAATTAAAAGCACAAAAACAACAAAACGATACTCAAATTGCACAAGAAGAATTAAATATTAAAAAAGCCGCTTTATTACAAGAGCAAGCTATTCATCAAGACAATTTAGAATTTGAAGACGCAAACAAAGCTGCCGATAGAGAACATCAATTAGTAGCTCAAATAACTGGGGCTAGAACTACTTTAATGAATGCTCAATCTTTAGCTCAAACTGAAAATTTAAATCAAACAATTAGAGAATCAAATAAACAAACTTTTGTATGATAGAAATTTGTTATTTTAATTGCCCTCAAAAAGGTAAAATGTTGGCTATTTATTTTACTGAAAAAAAAGAATTGAGCCAAGATTTTTTAAGCCAATTTATTAATGCTGATATTGATAGATATATAGAATTAATCTTAAAAAAAGACGGGAAAGAAATTTTGCAAACAATTGTTAAAACAGAATTATCATGCCCAGCAATTATTGAAGAAATTGTTGATGTTATGTTTAATAATAAATCTCTTCAAGAAATAAATTTTTAATTAATTATGTCATTAAAAAAAGGTTCATCAAAAAAAGTCTAAATAATAATAATAATGTATTATCTGTTAAGAAGTAAAGATCAAAAAACCATTACTGTAGGAGCTTCAATTCCTGATGGATATTATGCTGTAAAAGAATATACTATTTTATTTGATTTTAATAAGTTTTTAAAAGATTCATCGCTAGAAGAAGCTAAATTAAGTTTAAGGGGGGCAAAATTTAATTTAGCTTCTTCTAG